ATCTCGTCAATCTTGCCTTGAATGTTCTCACCAATGGCTTTGGCACTGCGTTTGTTCTGGTCAAAAACATTCAGAAAGTCACGCGCACCAGGTGAAAGTCCATCATCAATAAGCTGATTCTGATTCAAATAATCCTGCACATTCTGACCATTGGCTTTTAAATCACTCAGCTTTTGTGTGGCCTGCGCCAAGTCTTTAGCGATGGTGTTTTGATGCCGTCCACCCTGTTTGACCAATGCATCCAGCTGGGCCAGCTGCGGCGCTGCACGTAACAAGGCGCTTAATACGGTTTTGCTATCATCATCCAGATTCTCGGCCATACGTGCAATCAGGCTTGCATCATCATAGGTGCGCTGCATGATGGCAGATTCAATACGGCGCTTTCCTTCCTGGCTTAATCGTCCGTCACCGGTAATCACTGTGCCCTGTTCTGACTTTGGCAATGACCCTACAAAGCCACGTACAAAGTCCATAGAGCCATCTAAATTAATTGATCCATCATTGTTGATCTTTAACAGTGATGCATCTGGCAGGCGCTCAGAATCGCTGGCCGCGCGTTCGGTTGCACTGTACTGTGCCACATCGGGTTCATTGGCCAGACGTGCAAACTGGGCACGGTCGGTATCAGTCAGGCGCGTACGCACCAACACCGGTCGATCAATGCCGGAAATATCCATGCCGCGTGATGCAGCAAAGTCTGCTACAAACTGCTGATAAGCATCTGCCCGGCCGCTTTCGTATGCCTTACCGATGGCCAGTGTGCGTCCATTGCCGGATTCCACCACGTTATCCATACCGATGATCGGCGCACCATCGGACAGCTTTGGAGATTCCCCCAAAAATTGAGGCTTCAAATCATTGGCCATATTTTCAATTTGTTGGCGACTGGCTTCACGTGTCCGGTCGCGCGGTTGCAACTCTGCCGGGTAAAGTGGATTCACACCATAGGCCAGATCATTGGATGCTATCAGATCACCCAGTGATTTGACCTCATAAGCCATTTCATAACTGGATCCATCCATGCCAAAGGCAACACTGGTACCACCACTGCCATAGCGTGCACTTAGCTGATTCCATTTGCCACGCCATTTGTCAATTGCCTGCCCAACGGTCATGCCTTCCATGCCGTTATTTTTGACAATGGCATTGGCATTTTTGGCATCGTAACCACGCACCACGTCAATCAGATTGGCATTCGGATCAGCCTTTAAAACCGCCACCGCGCCGCCTGGTCCCAGCAGATGCCCCAGATAATGTTCGTGTGGTTGCAAGTCACGGCCAATCTGCTTTTTGATATGGCTTTCGGCCTGCTTCATGTGCTTAAAGCCAATGCGGATCTGTTCGTCAATGTTGTTACGGTCACCGCCGCCCAAGTTCTTCCAGGTCTTATCCAACACCTGAAACAAGCCATGAGCAGATGAAGTCGGGTTTTTTGCGGTATGGCTAAAGCGGCCGCCTGTTTCAATGTGAGCAATGGTCAATGCCACGGATGGCGGTATGCCTTCCTGCTGCGCCTTACGCGCAATGGTCTTGGCGTTGGTCGGAATAGCCATGGTCTGGTAGTTCACCTGTGGCTGTTTTTCCTCACCTTCCACGGCGTGCTGTACACGCACTGGCCGGCCCATACGCACGCTATCAACTGCATCATCCAGATTTTTTAAATGGTTGTTGGCCTGTACTGGATTGGCTGGTGTAACTGGCAAAGATGCGTTATCGAACTCAAGATCATTACGCACCAGTGCAGATTGCACCTGTTCAATTTCAGCATCAATATCTGCACTCAGCCGGTTTTGCGCATAACGTCCAGCACCGAAAAACAGGCTGTTCAGCAGCACTTCCGTTCCCACGGATTCCGCTGTCACTTCATAACGCTTGGCCTGCTTGTCGTAATCTTCCGATTCCAGAATATGCCCGGACAATGCCTGCCCACCTGTGGAAATGGCCGTTGCACCACCTACCGACAACGCCGCATCTTTAACGATACCGCCTGTACCTTTGAAACCGTATGACAGCGGCAAGGCGGTAGACACCGCAGCGACAACACCATCGGTCAAAGCCACTTTGGTTGCGGTTTCGCTGTCCACACCTTGCCGGGTTAAATCGCCATATACATAGTCAGTTTCAGATGCACCAGTTGCCAGTGCTGCACCACCCACACCACCAACCACCGAACCAGTGGCGGCGCGGGTTGCATAGTCGCCCAGGCTAAATAAAACATTCCCGACCGTGCCGGTATTCTCTTTATCTTCCAGTGCTTCGATACCGCCATAAATCAGGTCATCACGCGCCTTTTCCTGCTTGTCTTTGTACTCAGAAAACGGCTCGATAAACTCATCACTATGCACATCCTTGAAGGCATAACCGACCCGATCTGCAACTGCGTCAATCGGCTTGGCAATGGTATTGGCCACCTTCGCAAAACCGGCACCAGCACCACGCGGCAGTGCCGTAGCCACTCCATCAAATAGCCCTTTTTCTGCGGTAACAGTAGCTTTGCCAGTAATCCCTTGCGCCGTGACTTCATCGACCTGACGCTGTTCTTCGCCTGAAAATTCAGATAGCCAATTGCTCACTTGGTCACTCCTTCAAGTTTAATGCGCCAGATTGCGCCATTGACCACCAGCGGATTACCACGCTCATTAATCAGATCGTACTGAATTTCACCAGCTGGTGAACGGCGATCAGAACGGCGTAAGCGCAGGCTTTCAAGTTCTGCCACCGATATACCGGTTTCTTGGGAAATAAAGCCATAACCACCGCTTAAACGGTTTTCAAACACGGTGTCATCCATGCCGTATGGCTTCGATACTTTCCATGACTTCTGGTTGCCAAACTTGACACCCTGATCATATACACCACCTGTGGCCATGCTGAGTGCAGCCTGGGCAATGTCTTTGCTGATGTCGTCCTTATCCTTGTGCTGGTAGTTGTTACGCTCGGTCAGGTGCGCGTAGATGGATTTAAACGCAGCAAAAGACATATTCGCGGTAGAGCCAGACACAGAATTGCCAACGTACTTACTGAACTCACCAATCAGCAATTCATCTTTAGGCAGAATCATCTGCTTATTTTTCAGTGCCTGTGTGCCGCTTACAATGGCTGTGGCCACATCTTCGCCCTGGGTAGACTTGTAGCCATTCATTCGGGCAACGCCGGCCATAACATAGGACAAGTCGCCACCACCCAGCTGGCCCAGTGTTGCACCCCAAATGGCATTACCATTCTTCATGCCCTTGCTGCTGCTAATCATCTGGCTAATAGCGTTCAGCTTTTCATTCACGCCCATGCCTTCCCATGCCTTTTTTGCTTCCGGCAAATCTTCTGCAGAAATTGGCTGCAATCGAATGTTCGGATCATTTAAGGCCAATTGCCCGGCGGCATTCTCTACCGCTTTGGCTGCAAAGGATTGAGGGTTACTTTTCAGTTCAGCACCGGATAAGGTATGCACTTCCAATCCGGTTTCGCGCACCGCCTGATTCGGATTCTGTTTAATCGTGTTCAGCTTGTCCTGGTAGATGCTTTCGTACACGCCCAAAATCTTGCCTTCGGTCGTTGCATCTGCTGTGGCCGTGTTCTTCATCTTGGCCTTTTGCTCATTGATCCGCGCAAGCATGTCGCTGGTTTTCATCTTTCTGAAGGCTTGGAAGTTATCAGACTGCTGTTCATAAAACTGAAACTCGCCTTCGTACTCGGTACCCGCCACGGCGTTACGTACCGACTCCCGGTAATCATCATCCTGCATCCGGCCAGTCAGAACGTTGGTTTTAAAGTCGTTGAAGATTTTTCCGGCCTGATCCTTGCGCTTCTCGTTTTCCGCTTCTGACAGCCTGTTCAGTGCATCAATCCGGCCCAGTGCCATGGATTTACGCTGCTGCAAGACTTTGGCATCGGTATAACCAAAACCGCCGTTATCCATCTCAGTGATCAGTCCTGATAATGCTTCGGTATCACGGTTAGACACTGCCGTAGCAATACGCTCGTCAATGTCCTGCAAATCACGTGCAGATTCATAGTTATATAAACGTGCCTGCTTATCCGCTTCAGATAAATTCAGTGCAGTTAAATTAGATTCCAGATATTCACGGCCCTGCTTGCGCCCATAGCGTGAAGCAATTTCACCGTAACGGTCAGCCAGCACAACGCCTTTCTGGGCATCTGCCCGAAGCTGTAGCGGCAACAGCCCTGCCGATTGCCGGTTTAAATTGTCCTGCCAGTAGTTTTTAAAGTCCTGCCGGGCAAATTCCGGTAGCTCATTTTCAATTTGCTTGAAGCGTTCTTCTGACCACTTGCCCAAGGCTTCCTGACCAGTCTTGGCATCATACGCGCCATTGGATACGCTATTTTTAACCAGTGTGGCCTGTTCATTCATTTCCGTGGTCAGAATGTCATCCAGTTTGACTTTGGCTTCCTGTTTGGCAATCTCGTTGTTATACAACTCTAAACGCTTGGCTGACACTTCAGCTTCACGCTGCTCCTGATCACGCGCTTCAAACGCTCCACCAATGGCATTACCAATATTGGAAAGGCCGGTCATTGGTGTGTGTTGCTGCATGGTTGGGCGCGAAGTCACACGCCCTTGTGAACGTGGGATTAACATTATTTCCAACCTCCCGCCATCTTGGTACCAGCACTAATAAAATCACTGACCGCATTCATGCCGTAGTTATTACGCTGCATCTT